ATATCGTATCTACATTGGTTCTGGAGTGCAGTTCCTCTTCAACCAACCGGCAAATATCATTGTCCACCAAGCACTTATCAACCCTCCCATTCCACATGGACGAAAACTGATTTGCTTGATATACAACGTCATGCACTGTATCTGGGAAGTATACGGAATCAATACGATTTAATATGGTGTCGATCACTAATCTCTTACCTTCCTCGCATTCACCCTCAGCTTCTGCCATAGTTACAAGAGCAATTAGCTCAATATCTTCCCGTGGCAATAGTGTATCCTCCACATACTCTTCGATTTCAACTGCCGACACCGTTTCCTCCAAGGGTTGCTCAGAAATAATTACAATAGGATCAATAGGTTCAGCTTTTAAAGTCGGCTGTATTTCGATGTACTCGTACCGGTTTACCTGTTCTGCCGAGCAGACAAAACCTGTGCAAATAATCGCAAATACACAAAGAGTAGGGAGGAGCACCATACGAATATAATTTCGCATATGTATCCTCCTCACAAAATCAGATCAGATCGAGAATCGGTCCGTCTACATTGAACTCCATAAGAATGGCTTTCTCATAACCGCCATCCTCAGTTTCACGGTTGGTCTCCAGAATGCCGAAATCAACAAAGTTGTCGCCGCTTTCATTTCCCTCAGGTTTATAAATCCAACCAACAGTCTGACTCATCTTAGTACGCTTAATACCGAGCTGATCGTAAACATCGCTAAGGAATAAATATCCATTAGCCTTAAGCTTATCATTTGCCAGATTCTGCTGAGAACGCAGATACATAAGGTTGTAATCCATATTGGATTCGTATGCCTCACAGGTATCGTCAAAGAAACGTGCATAATCGTTCGTAGAAGGTGCCGCTACATCTACGGCAGACTTCACCTTTTTCTCTTTACCACTGTCCGGATCAGTTACAGTTTCCTCGAATTTCTTTGCTTTGATATTGTAGCGAAGTTCTTTATCAACCTCTGCACCAAAGCGTTCAACGACTCGATTTCTGTATTCCTTGAAAGTCTTATCAACAGTTGCATAAGCGGCTGCCAGTGCTACATTTCTCTTCTTGAGAATATTGTGAGACGCAACAATACTCGCGATGGATAAGGTTCCAAGCGCAACAGCAGGAGCATAGAGCTTAACGACTTTTACACCAGCCTGTGCATAAACGATAGCCAGATCTTTCTTTGCGTCGTCCTTAGAATACTCAGCTGCCAGTTCCTCATTTTCAGCACATTTATGGATAGCATCAATATCTTTTTTGGACTTCTCCAATACGCTGTCCAACTTAGTTGTTGCATGGCAAGCCATAACAGCACTTGCAACAGTGCCAACAACACCAGCCACTACCAGAATCTCGGGACTATGCTTCTTAAGTTTCACACTTACTTTGCTGAAAGTAGCGGAAACGTTCTTCATGATTTCTTCTTTCTTCATATCAGTTATTCTCCTCTTCAATTTTTTCTTTCTTCTCTAAATGATCGATCAAGTGCTGCGTGTACCACATGATCTTTTTCAAATCCTGAATGCCGTTTTTATTTTTCCAGCGGCACGCATACTTGATAATATTACCAGTATCAGTTGCTTCGATACCTTTTAAATCGAAAGTGAATGCCTCAATAACATCAATCACTTCCAAACCTGTTTCTGACTGATAATGGCTCGGATGAGACACCATTTTATCATCTGATTCGTACATAAATATCCCTCCTAGTTCAACGGTAATGCCTTCGGAAGTTTAATCATGTATCCGTCTCTCACACGAATTACAGATGCATTCCGAATATCAGTCCATCCATATTTATTGTCTGTATAGTTACCTGACACACCGACGAGATCATAGAAATCTGCAACGCTGACCACCTGGTATGTGGCAATAAGCTCGTCCATTCTTTCCAGGACATCTTCTGCCTCGCCACGAGATTCCAGAATAATATCATCATAATCGTATCCAGTTCGTGTTCTTGATACGTTTCCCGAATCTCGTCGATCCCGATCGTCATAATACTTACGGTAAGAGATCTTGGATGACGTTGACGATCTCCCGACCCTTGAGTTTCCGCTAACACCAAGGAATGCTCTGACAGCGTCCAAGATAATGTCTTTTACGGCCGGAACCACGATGTCTTCAAAAATATAGCTTTTTACATCGTCTACATCTTCCGGAACAAATACGTTTGTAATCTTCTGAAGACCATTCTTTTTCTTCGATTTGACAGAACCACTGACAACCTTTTCAACTCTTTTCTCCGGAATATCATCATTCTGGTTCTGTCGTGATTTATGGGAATTGGATTTGTATTCCTCCATCTCTAAATCTCCTTTCAATTAACCGTTACCACTTTTCCAGGGAGGGTTATCCTCGTACTTGGAATACGGTTTGTTTTCTTCTTAAACTGATACACCAGATTACTCCTGGCTTTCTTTTCGGATGCCGCGTATGTAGAACCCTGCCATCTATTCGCAACGCAGGTATCAAACTCCATAACCGGTCCATCATACATATACTGATTCATAGGACACCTCCCTTAAAAAGCAAAAGGGAAAGCACCCTGTTATAGGTACTCTCCCTCTGTCTGAATCATTGATTCAATTCTTATTCAGAATCCTCTTCTGTCTCTTCATCGATATCCGTAAACTCTTCGTCGACGATATCGCTATTCGGCTGAGTTACAACCGTCTTACGATTCTCACGCCAGTTCTTGAATTTTGCTGCTGCCGGAACGACTACGAATTTGTAGGTTAATGCACCTGCAATCATAGCCAATCCGATAGTTGTCGCTTTCTTCATACCGCCATTAGAAGCCGCCTTTACGATCTCCTCAGTAGTTGTTTCGATAACCTCTTCGTTGTTGTTCATGATTTCGTTGTTCTCCATAATATGTTCTCCTTTCAGATTTGAAATATGTGGTTCTTCCATAATAGTGTTTGTAAATTCTGCGAACTGCTACATTAAATTACGGAAATCGTATCTGGGTCCGTATCCGTAATCGATCACAAGACATGGCGTATCATCCGTAGCAAGCTGGGAACTGAATCTCAGATCGATATAGCCATTGTCGATATTCCATCCAAGATCATCGCCAAGTTTAATCGGCTCCAGTCCAATTTCATAATAAAAATCATTAAGGGAAATATACATCTCATCTCTCATTTGCCGATTTAATTTATTTTCGGATTTTTTCAGTTTATCGATATCGGATTTGAAATACCTCCCGGACACAGCATCGAAACATAAAGTATCGCCTTTTGCTGTGATGATAACTTCTTTATTCTCAACGGGTTCTCTTTTCAGACGTTCTTTAGCAATCTCATCTCTAATCGTCTGTTCCTTCTTCTCGCCAATGGTTTCAACTACCTTTTTCTGATAATCTCTCAATGTTGATTCAGAAATTGTATATGCTGCGGTCAGTGCTGCGTTTCTTCGAGCATTTACGGAACTTGCTCCGATGAGACAAGCAATCGACACCGTTCCAGTAACTGCCGCAGGAATATAACATTTCCAAGCAATTTTAGCGACATCCATCGGCTCCAGTTTGTCTGCTTGCTGACGTCGTTTTTCCTCATCTAATAGTCTGATTGCCTTAGGAGTAGCTCGTACTGCCATTATGGTAGTCGTAGCCATTCCAGCAATTCCAATTCCTGTTAGAATTTCAGGACTATGCTTTACTGTAGCTGTTTTTACACTTCTACAGATCTTAGTCAAATTAGGTTTCTGCATTTCGGTCTATCCTCCATAAAATATAAACGGGGCACAAGGCCCCACGATTTATCTAACCAACCAGAACTTCGGACGAACTCCATAAGAGCCCGAAGCGCTGGCGTAGCCCGAATTGCCATATTTGTCCACACCGGCAAAGGCATCCGAAGAAATTTCCTTCTTGATAGCATTTCGGAGCCAACCCCACGCACAATCGTTGTTGTAATAAGCAACACGGTTTCGTCTCTGTTTCATGAGTGGTAACCGCCCATCGTAATCGTAATCAGGCTCGATATGTTCTTTATCCCAGTTGTCGCTCCACCCGCAGATTTCACCAAGCGTAGGAATAGTCAGCCCAGTCATGTGATTTCTTAACACTTCCGGAAACATTTTAAACAGATCATTTTCAATCCATTTTTTAAGATCGGATTTTTCATATCCACCCTCGTTGCTTCCGTTTTCGTTCATCGGGCATTTTGCGATATAATCATCGAACAAGAATAATACTCTATCGCCTTTTACCATCTGTACGGTTGCCGTGAATGTTCCGAGATCTCTTAAAGGAATCTCAATCTGATCACCGACGGCAATGTCGTCCGGAAGAATCGAGTTAGTTCCAAACAGGGTGCTAAAAATCTTAGTTGTAATTTCAGCATCGGC